CTGCCGGGCCCGGGCGGTGTTACCGGGGTGTTGCCGGGCTCAGGCGGTGTTACCGGGGTGCTGCCGGGCCCGGGCGGTGTTACCGGGGTGCTGCCGGGCTCAGGCGGTGTTACCGGGGTGCTGCCGGGCCCGGGCGGTGTTACCGGGGTGTTGCCGGGCTCAGGCGGTGTTACCGGGGTGTTGCCGGGCTCAGGCGGTGTTACCGGGGTGCTGCCGGGCTCAGGTTTAAGCGCCATGTCAGCATACATCTCATCAAAAAACAATTTACCAGCTTTTACAAATGCTATTTTCCACATACTTATTGTCTCCTTTTGATTAGAGATCTAACATCAGCAAAATGATTTTGTTGATGTTGATTAAATGATATGATTGTGTAATTGTCTTCCCCAAGTTGTAAATAACCATGTATCTTATCTGTTGCGTCTTCATAACAGATTTTACATATTGTATCTATTCGTATATCAATTTCTCCTTTGTCTTTCCGGGTAATAGTTACCCAATTGCCGTTAACAGTACACTCGCCGTCAATCCCTTTTGCTTTAATCATGATTTTTACGCTCCTTTTTCAAGTTTAATGACTTTTGTTATATTTATTGATAACGGCTGTTTTAAAGGCATCGACAGTACCACTGAAACAGCCACAAACATTATCCCATTTACTACCAAGACCTTTTTGTGCATAACGATTTGGATTTATTTTAAAACCCTGACAGTCTTGACAACATTGACAGTTTTGGCAGTCAATACAGTTGCGGCAGTCTTGACAACATTGGCAGTCAAAACAGTTGCTACAACCTTGGCAGTCAAAACAGTTGTGACAGTCTTGACAACGTTGACAGTCCTGACAACAGTGACAGTTCTGACAGTCAAGACAACCTTGACAGTTTTGGCAGTCTCGACAGTTCCGACAGTCTCGACAGTTAAGACAGTTGTGGCATTTTCGACAATTGTTACAACTGTGACAATCAAAACAACCTTGGCATTTTTGGCAACCTCGGCAGTCTTGACAGTACTGGCAGTCTTGACAGTCAATACAACCTCGACAGTTCCGACAGTCTCGACAGTCTCGGCAATTAATTAAAAAGTTACTATATTTTTCAGCCTGTTCCTTAGTATAGTAATCTTTTGACCAACTATTTCCGTTGTTGTCTATCCAACATTTTTTAGTTTCTTTCATAATGTATCTCCTTTCTTCGGGTTTATTGTCTGGATCCGTTATCTCACATTAACAGAGCGAAGTCTAATTGTTAAAATTAATAGATGTTATTGGTTTTAACAATTAGACTTCAGGTTTATTAATGTGAGATAACAGATCCAGACAATAAACCCGAAGAAAGGAGATTTCATGAACAGAGAACAAAAAATTAATACGTATATTTCGGAAGCACGCCGTATGGCACAAAATCTTATGGTCGAACGTGACGTACATGACGACGCTTTTGCCACATTAGCTTTTACCACAGCAATGAATTGGCTCACAGCGTTAGAAGGATTACGTGTATTAACACCGGCCGAAAAGCGTAGGGCGGAATTATACTATGGACCGTTATAGACCGTATCAAGATCTAAGAGGTTGTCGGTACGATCCTAAGTTACCTAACGATCTAACGTTTAAAGATTTACACGGGTCATGGATCGAACATGCCGATATCGCCCCCCTGTGGCTACGAGGGGCTGACGTGGAACAATGTAAACTTGTAAGGAGAAAACCAAATGTTAACAGACATTACAAACATTAGTGTTGAGGTTAGTGCAAGTTACACCTCTAAAGCAATACAGACTTACATTAACCGTATGGATAAAATACCATCAATATTTGCTCACAAAATAGCAGACAATCGTTATGTGTTGAGCAGCGGATATCTTATGTTTGCCGCCGCTCGTAAAGCAGGATTAACGCAAATTAACGTAATGGAGATATAATTATGGCATGTAAAGCAAAGTATTGTATTTTAACAGGAGTAAGAGAAGGTCTTTGTACAGCAGGTCCCTGCCGGTGCTTGGACAACTTACCACCTGGTTTACAACAAGAAATACGAGATAGAATCAAATTGCTTGAGCACGAGGTGAACGAACTTAAGGTACGTAACAGAATGTTAGTGGATTTACATTTATAAAGGAGAACTAAAATGAACGAACTTACACAGACCACACTGGAGATCGCTGAACGTACAGGGAAGAGACACGATAACGTATTGAGAGATACACGGAACATGTTGACGGAATTATACGGTGAGGGCGGACTCTCGAAGTTTCGAGAGTCGTTTACAGCAGATAACGGGCATACATACACCTGCTACCGTCTACCTAAACACGAAGCAGATTTACTCATGACAAAGTACAGAGTTCGTACACAAAATAAAAAATCACTTTACGTGTATTTGCTGGAGTGTCAAGGTTTTTACAAAATCGGCATTACCCGGAATGTTGTGGAGAGGCTTAAAGCGTGTCAGACAGGCAACCCGTTTGAAATTAAACTTGTGTATTACGACTTTTGCAGCCGTGCACGTACCGTTGAGGGAATTTTACACGCCTTATTTAAAGACAAGAATGTTCGGGGAGAATGGTTCAAACTGTCCGATAAGGACATTTACACAACACAACAAATCATAGAGGAGAATTAAAAAATGAACGAACTTACACAGACCACAGTAGTAAGCATGACCACAGGGAAGAGACACGATAACGTAATGAGAGATACACGGAACATGTTGACGGAATTATACGGTGAGGGAGGACACCCTTTGTGGGGAACCGTCAGCACCTATCCGTTATCGGTCCTCAGGGAGGTGTTTGATGATCCAACTTAGAGATTATCAAACAAATCTGTTACAAAGGATAACACAAGCATGGCATGACGGCGCTCAAAACGTTTGCGCCGTCATGCCATGTGGCGCTGGAAAGACCGTCACGTTCTCAACAATTATCAAACAAGAACGTGGAGTTTGTTTCGCAATTGCTCACAGACAAGAGCTTATTAGTCAGATGAGCCTGTCTCTTGCTCGCATGGGAGTTAAACATAGCATTGTAGCTCCTGAAACACTTGTCAAACATATAATAAAGATGCAAATTGACGTCTTCGGGCAACATTATTACGACCCAAAAAGCACATGTATAGCCACAGGTGTGTTAACTTTTCTCAACCGGGCTGACAGATTACCTGTTGATCGAACATCGTTGTGGGTGGTGGATGAGTGCCATCACCTGATTCGAAACACCGTTTGGGGCAAGGCTGTGGCTAAATTCCCGAACACTTGTCGAGGACTTGGTGTAACAGCAACACCGGGACGAGCAGACGGACAAGGTCTTGGGAGACACGCAGATGGAGTGTTTGATGTAATGGTCGAAGGACCCTCAATGCGTGGATTAATCCAGCGTGGATATCTAACTGACTATCGTGTGTTTGGACCTTACAGTGACATTGATCTCAGCAAAGTCACTGTATCTGCCAAAACCGGCGATTACTCCAAACCCAAACTAACGGCAGCGATCCGTAACAGCCGGATCGTAGGTGACGTTATAAAATCATATCTTGATATTAGTCCTGGACGGTTAGGTGTTGTGTTTGTCCCGGACGTGCGAACAGGCGAAGACACGGCAACTGCTTTCTCTGCGGCAGGTGTACCGGCACAGTGTGTTCACGCAAAAACTCCTGATTTCAAACGTCAGCAAGCCACGTCGGCACTTGCACGAGGAGATATTAAAATACTAACAAATGTTGATGTGTTTGGGGAAGGTTTCGACCTTCCGGCGATCGAAGTCGTGAGTATGGCACGACCAACACAGTCCTTAAACCTTTACATCCAGCAGTTCGGACGCGGTTTAAGAACAATGGAAGGAAAAGATCGTGCTATCATTATTGATCACGTTAAAAACGTTGAGTTCCACGGTTTACCGGACCGTCACCGGGTGTGGAGTCTTGATAGACGTGAAGGTAAGGGTAAAAAGGCACCCTCGACGCCCGTCCGAACCTGTCAAAACTGTCTTGCGGTTTACGAATCTTATGTCAAGACATGCCCCTACTGTGGTTATGAGCATAAGCCGCACTCTGTTAGTAATATTGAAGTTGTCGAAGGTGTAATCACAGAGTTGTCGCCTGACATACTTGCTAAGATGCGGGGGGAAATTGCAAGAATTGATGGTCCACCTCCCGCCCTTTTGTGGGCACCTGTCGCTGCACAAAAAGGAGCAGCAGCACGACATAGGGAAAGACAAAAGGCACAAGCGGTCTTGCGGGAAGCAATTGCTGTTTGGGCCGGATATCAAACAGCGGCAGGGCAAACGGATGATGTGATAATGAGGAGATTCTATCGTACTTTTGGTGTTGACGTACTAACTGCACAAACTCTTAGTCGTCGAGAATCTGAAGAATTAACAAGCAAATTAAAAGAGGCAATCAAATGAAAAAAACTGAAGCACAAGTACAACAAGAAATTAGACTTGCCGCAAGCAAACACGGCTTATTAATGTTTCGAAATAACGTTGGAGCATGCCAGGACCAGCACGGGCGATTAATTCGATATGGGCTTGCAAACGACAGTGCGCAATTAAATAAAGTTGTAAAATCAGGGGATCTAATAGGGATCACGCCTGTAATTATCACGCCTGATATGATTGGGCGACGTGTTGGGATTTTTACATCCCTTGAAATCAAGTCGGAAGGGTGGCATTATGCTGGGATGGGCAGAGAGATTGCACAACAAAAATGGATCGAAATTATTCGGACGTGGGGAGGATATGCAAAATTCATTACGACTGAAAAAGAATTGCCCGGGTATGGAGATCAGACACCCGGGCAAAATAAAGGAGAACATCAATAAGGGAGGTACCATAATGTATAACAGATGTCAATGGGTTAACTATACTTTACCAAGCAAATTACCACTTTCACCTCACACAGGTAGGGCGGCAAGTACAACAAACCCAGAGGACTGGGGGACATACCAACAGGCGTACGATCGTGATCCTCATCATATCGGATTTGTGCTTACAAAAAACGATCCTTATTTTTTTGTCGATATCGATAATTGCGTTGAAGAAGATGGGAGCTGGTCTATCACGGCAATGATGTTATTCGACATGTTTAAAGGATGTTTTATAGAACGTTCCCAAAGCGGAAACGGCGCACATATTATTGGTACAATGCCTGTCAGTATTGAACATGGATGTGACAACAAAGACATTGGTACACAATTTTATACACATCATAGATATGTAGCAATGACCTGGACAGAAGCTCAAAGAGATGTTTCGTACTGTCCCTCTGAAGATACGTACCGCTCGTTCATCACAAAATGGTTCCCTGTGTCTGATCCAACTATAGCCACAGGGAATGGTAATGGACCGGTCCCGGAATGGCAAGGGCCGAGTGATGACGACGAACTGATTAAAATGATGCTCGCAAGTAGACAAAGCCCCGTTGCCGAGATGCAAGGAAAGCCTTCCTTTTGGGATTTGTGGTCAGCAAATAAACATAATCTTGCGTACAAGATCCCCCGTGAACAGGATCCGTCCGATTTTGACTGGTCTATGGCAGATTCAGCGCTGTGTTCCCATCTTGCGTTTTGGACAGGCAAAGATCACAATCGTATTGTACGGCTGTGGGGAAAATCAAAATTAGGTGATCGAGATAAGTTTCGAAAAAGAGGCAAATATGTTTTTGACACCGTTAGCGGTGCGTGTTCCGCCGTCAAACAAGTGTATCACTCTCATGATGGCGACCAGGCAATAAGCGGTAAATTTATGTTTGGACAAGATCAGGCGCAACATTTTGAGGGTTGCGTACTTCTTAAATATCTTATTCCAAAGGTTTTCATGCCTGATGGGGGAATTATCGGTCCGTCTGCTTTTAGCTCCCGGATGGGACATTGTGTTTTTGTAATGGATGATAATGTAGGTAAGAAAACTACAAGAGATGCCTGGGAAGCTTTTACAAAGAGTGAAGTGTATACGCCTGTCATGGCAAATGACACTTGCTTCCGGCCGGATCTCCCGTGTGGTCAAATTGTTGAACGTGAGGGGCAACGATTAGTTAACTCATATAACCCCCCTCTGTTGCAATGTCATCCGGGTGACCCGGGCCCGTTTCTGGATTTGATTACCCGGATGATCCCGGATGAACGGGACAGGACAATTTTGCTGTCCTATATGGCTGCTGCTGTGCAACACAAAGGTGCTAAGTTTAGATGGGCACCTGTTATCCAAGGTGTGGAAGGTAACGGGAAATCAATAATCTCAGAATTTTTCGCCTATTGTTTTGGAGAACGGTATGTGTCTAACATTAACACCGATTCGGTTAAATCGTCTTTTAATGACTGGCTCGCAGACAAATTGCTGATTTATGGAGATGAGATGAACCGGGATAAGGACGTGGATATTATTACCCGTCTGAAGGCGTTTATCACTGATCGTAGAGTAAGCATTCATATCAAGGGGGTTAGTCGTGTAATGCGTGACAATACGGCTAATTTTATCTTTTGCATGAATTCTAAGGATGTCCTTAAGAAACATCGAAACGATCGTAGGTTAACTATTTTTTATACTGCCCAACAATCGTATGAAGATATTGTACAGGCTGGTATGGACGGACAATATTTCTATAATCTGGTGGCGTGGCGTGAAAACGGCGGTTACGGTATTGTTCATCACTTCCTAAAGCACTACCACATACCAGACGAGTTTAATCCTGCAAAAGGATGTAATCGTGCGCCTGATACGACCAGTACGGCAGAAGCAATGGAGTTATCACTGTCACCGGCAGAATCCGCAATTAAAGAGTTTTTGTCGGACGAAGAGTATTGTATTTATGGAGATGACCGCAAAATACAGGCACGTATGTTTTATTGCCTGTACAAGGACTGGTGCCGGTTTAATGAGGTAAGGCCGGTATCGAATAGAAAATTCGGTCTAGAAGCTAAGAAATACATCCAGAAAATACATGTAGAAACTGGAACGTTGTACATTGGAATTGGTACTGACAGACTAATTCCACCCATGTAAAAGGCTTAAAAGGGGTATCAATCTACCCCCGCTATCTATACAGGGGGTGTCTGCCGCATAAAATTATAGACACCCCTTACCCCCGCTACCTCTCTATCTACCCCCGCTACCTCTCTATCTACCCCCGCTACCTCTCTATCCCATCGAATGGACACCCCCTTACCCCCCTTCTCTATCCCCATATCCCTGCACAAGGGGTATAGCCACAGATCCTCTCTATCTCTTTATCTCTTTATCTCTTTGTTATGGTTCTTATATCCATCAGCATGGGGGGTCTCTATTTCTATCCACCAGTTCCAAGTCCTTTATTTTATTATATTATGGTGCTTATGATGCTTAATATTATAATAATAAAATTAATATAATAAATACCCCCCCCTATAAAAAAGGGGGTAGAGAGATAGAGAGATAGAGAGATAGAGAGGGGGGGGGGTATAAAATAGAAAAAGAATAGGGTTGTTGTTATGTTAAATGCCAGAAACCTTGAAAGCCCTGTCTGGCAAGGCTTTTCAGGGTTTTTTATCCACCAGCCCCTGGTGCTTATCCACCAGGGGTTACCTATATTACTGAAATTACACATGATTGTGGCTATGGCGGCGGACAACTGGGTCTCTGCTGTTTTATCGGGGGTGCACGGGATGTCGTTCTCTGGCATTATGTCATCAGGCATGATTAATTTGCCCGTCTGGGGGCGTTTACCACTGATCGTAGGGTAAGCATCCATATCAGAAGGGATGGCCGTATTATTTGAAGCGAGGGTGGTCATCTGCCGGTATCGTGTGTTATTGTTAGTGCATTAAGTAGGGGCCTTTGAGGACCATTGGCCCCTACTTAATGTAACTAACTAAAAATAAAAAGGATCTAAATCATGGGAAGGAGAACAACTGTAAATTGGGCATTCATTGAACCGTTGTTTCGGATGGGCAGGATGAGCCTACCTGAAATTGTTGACAGATACAACGAGTACCACAAGTCTTCTGATACATTTAAACCCACTGTGTCTGTCGGCGGAATCAAGAAGCATGCTGCTAAATACCAGTGGACAAGAGACATGTCTGCGGCCGTTAAAGAAAAAATCAAAGAACAGATCATAGCAGGGAATATCAAGGGGCTTAACGAGCAAGCGTTGATATCGCATGCGGCAGACCTCGGCATAGGTGTGATCAAACGCCATAGGGCAGAACTTGCAACTTTGTTACGACATGAAGAGCAGCTACTTAAAGAACTTGAGGAACGTCCTGTTAAAACAGTGACTTACATGCGTAAGGGCGAAATTTTGGAAAAAGAGGTAAAGGCCACTGTGGCGGACAAAGCCGTAACTCTCAAGATGCTTGCACAAATCAGAGCAAAAAGGATTGAGTTAGAGAGGATTGCTTATGACCTCAACTCTGAGGCTGTTGACGACAGCACTATCAGTGAAATCAAAATTATAAGGAGATCAAAAAGAGATGGCGATTGAAATAGTCATACACGATGATATTTACAACAGTGTATACGTCCCGTATCTTGATAAAACCACACGGACACAAATCTTTTATGGCGGGTCAAGTAGCGGTAAGTCTTTTTTTCTCGCACAGCGGCTTGTGGAAGACTTACTTACGGGAAATCGCAATTATCTTGTGGTCAGAGCCGTAGCCAATACGCTGCGAACATCTGTATTCAATGAAGTTAAAAAGGCTATTTATGACTATGACGTGGCGGGATTATTTAAAATTAACAAGTCTGATATGGTCATCAGTTGTGTGATAAACGGGTATCAAGCCATTTTTAAGGGTTTGGATGATGAGGAAAAAATTAAGTCCATCACACCAGAGAAGGGTGTAATTACAGATATTTGGGTCGAAGAAGCTACCGAATGCCAGTATAGTGGCGTTAAGCAACTCCAGAAACGTCTTAGAGGTAAAAGTAAAGTGCCTAAACGTTTGGTATTGTCGTTTAACCCTATTTACAAAACGCATTGGATTTATAAAGAGTATTTTGTGCGAGTAAAGTGGAAAGACGACCAAACTGAGTATAACGACCTTGGTCTCTCAATTCTTAAAACAACATACGCTGATAATGAATGGCTTGAACCTGATGATGTTTATGAGCTGGAAAATGAGCAGAACGAGTATTATTGGGATGTTTATACTCTTGGTAACTGGGGTGTGCTGGGCGATCTTATTTATACAAATTGGCGTGTTGAGGACATTGATAACTTGATATCTGAGTTTGACAACATTCGCAACGGACTTGATTTTGGTTTTACCAATGATCCAACCGCATACGTACGGACACACTATCAGTCAGCACGTAAACGGATCTACATTTTCGACTCTTGGGCTAAGCGGGGTATGACTAATCCCGACATAGCCGTACGGTTATCATCTGTTACGGGCAGGGAGCCTGTCTGGTGTGACAGCGCCGAACCCAAGTCTATTGCAGAATTGTGTGATGCAGGAATTAACGCTAAAGGTGCTGTCAAGGGTAAAGATTCTATATTGCATGGCATACAGTGGTTACAGCAACATGAAATAATCGTGTCACACCATTGCCAAGACGTGATAAATGAGCTAAATATGTACCAATGGGATAAAGATAAAGACGGTAACAGCATTAATCAGCCCGTAGGTAGGGATGACCATTTTATGGATGCTCTCAGATATGCTTACGGCAACGAACAAAGGAGAACGTTTAAATGGGCGTGAAATTTTATTTTAGCAAACGATCCGAACGGGAATTGGCCACAATTGTGCCAGAATTAGCCGCAGTCGTAAGACACGCTCTTGGGTACGGTGTAATGGACTTTACTGTCGTTTGTGGCCGCAGGTGTAAGGCTGAGCAAGACCGGCTTTACAACATTGGTAAATCCATGGTTAAATATCCTAACAGTAAACACAATGTTGAGCCTTTGTCATACGCTGTTGACCTTGTACCTTATGTTGACGGGGATGTATCGTGGAAAGCAATACACTGTGCCGTGCTGGCTGGCTTAATGTTAGCTGCCGCTAAAGAACTGGGTGTGGTTATACGTTGGGGAGGTTGTTGGTCGGGCAATCCTAAAGACATTGGTGATCAACGATTGAATGATTATGTACATTATGAGGTGACGAAATGAAAAAGATATTATTGCAGGCTTTGGTAGATATGATTTTTAAAGTCATGACGAGCGATCAACTTAAGCTTTGGGTTGTCGAGGGGCTTGACCTATTGGCGCAAAAAATCAAAGAAACGGACAATACTGTTGATGACACAATTGTGATTCCTTTGATTGAGGTCATCAAAGAGGCTTTTAGCCTGGATGAGTAGTTATTACACGGACGGTTACAGACTGTGTTGTAAGACAGATCGGCCTGGTAAGTCGCCGGTCATTGACATATTCAACGACCGGCGAGCTGCGCTCACCTGGCCTGGGCCAAAAAATGACGGGTATTTTTGTATTTTTGGACTACAAGACGTTGTGACACACCGGGACAAAGCTCCTCTTGTGCTGATGGTGGAAGGGAGTTTCAAGGATCAAGATCAAATGTTCTCCAGTATAATCACACACATGCGCTCACTTGATTGTAGTAAGTTATATGGCGATTGTAGTCAAGAGTTTCGCAATAATGAGATTGCGTTCGATCGTTTTGTACGTCGATGGAACGCAAAGGGTATTGGTCTGTACGATACATCTGAATTTGACGGGTATAAATCATCGTATGGTGGATTTAAGGCAGCACGAGCGCCGATTGACGAACACGGACGTGATGGTTTGTTGAAAATACACCCGAACACACAGCTTGCGTCAGATTTACAGGTGATACAGGATGATGATTACGGTGTTGGGTACACCTGGGAGCGCTTTCCGGCGCTTAATGCCTTTAATTATATTATCATGAGCTATGTGATTAGCCCGTGGGAAAAGCCGGAACGGACATGGCAAAGCGGTCACATGAGGAGTGAGGGATATGGCGGTTGAAATAAGACTTGAGGAAGATGATTATACCGACGTTGATAGCAGAACAACAGCATTAGGTGGATATTGCAGAGATCTGTACACAGAATATTCGAACAGTGCCTATCGAGACCGGAAATTGCAAGAGATAGAAGAAGGTCGTAAACGCTATGATAACGATCGCCCAGCAAAAGATTTTCCTTGGGAGAACGCAAGCAATAAGTCACTCGGCCTTGTGGCTATAGCTGTTGATAATCTTGAGCCACGGATTGTCAACAAATTGATAGGTGAGGATGATTTTATACAGGTTAACCCGACGTGTGAGGATGATCTTGATAAGATAGACGATGTGCGAGAATTTATGCATTGGGCGTGTCATTCTAACATTAAGATCAAAAAACGTATAAAACCAATTGTACACGATTTGTTAATGGACGGCACCAAGCATGTTCTTTGCTTGTGGGAAGAAAAAGATATAATTACACGCAGTCGTGGTATGCAACCTGTTTTTGTTGATCAAGAAGGTAATCGTGTTTCGTTACCTGCGGGTATAACCACACAAGGTAATCCCCAGCAGATTATGCAGAT